ATATTTTTTTGTGGAAAGAGTAATTAATTCATCGCCAAGTTTTTTAATGGAAAGAAAAGGCAGTTGAGCCGCCTGGGATATGTTCGGCACTTCTGAAATAACGCCAGGGATTCTTTTCTGCGTGATTCCCTCTCCTCTATAAATTGGTATTTCCGCCATTACAATCCTCCAAATTCATTGGCGTGAGCCAAAGAGTTAGAATTTCTTAAATTAATTAATGTTCTGTTCATTTGATTAATTTTATTGGTTACTTCTATTTGACCAGAATTAATGCCATCAATGATAATCTTTTGATTTGCGTGATTTTGATTGATGATGGATGCTTGGTTTGCCGCTTGTGTCTTAATCATTTCAGTTGTTTTAGCCGCCTGGCTCGTGATCAGACTGTGCGTTGCGTACGCACCAACCATCGTGCCAAAAGCACTAATATAGGATGCGGTTCGTTGTTGTCGTGCCTGGAACATCGCCAGGTTTCCTTCCATCCTTGCCAGGACCGCTTGTTGTTTAAAGTCATAACTTTGCACATCAGCGTCATATTCAAGATTCATTCTTTGCAGCTCCGCTTCGGCAAGTTGGTATTCTAAAATCTCCAACGGAGTTCCTTCCATACGAACACCAGCTTTATGATAAGCCATTTCCGTTTTAGATTGTTGTTCAGCAAACGCCTTGTCAAAAAGTTTAACATTATTTTCGCCGTGCGTAATGGCTGTCGCCGCCTTGTCATCCAGGATGGATGCGTTACGATGTGCCATTCCTTGCTGATAACGACCAGCCGCCATCGCTGATTGACCAGCTAATAAACTTCCAGCAGCACTTATACCAGCAGCAATAATCATCGGAGGTGCCATTATTCTATCCTCGCATATCTGTAATAATCTTCATTGTTTTGAAACTTTTTCATTAAACCTTCTCTTTTCATTCCAAGCCATTCGCCAAAGCGTTGACCAAGTATGAAATCTTTTTTTATTGCTGTTTGCAATCGTACAACCTTGTTGTCTTGTATTAATTGCTCCATTCCTTTTTTAATGGCTTTTGCTGATCCAATTCTGTTCTGCCAAACCAAATCCGATGCCATAACCCATCCCTCAAAAACACCATCCCACATAGGAATGATCCCTCCAGAACAAACTATTTCATTATGTTTCAATGCCGTGAAGGACATATGTTTCACTTCCAAACCATCTAATTGATCCAAATATTTCTTATCCCATATGTTCATAGGGTGGTTCATAATGTTTGAAACCATATGATGTGCGTGGGATGAAATGAAATCAACAATATTTAATTTATCCGTCATTGATTGTAATGTTGGGATAAATGGAAATAAGCGTCAATGGCAATGGTTGGTTTTGACGAATGTAAACATATCCATCGGTATTAAAATCATCTCGAAATTCTACTTGTTTATCTCCAGTAAATAACGGAACAGGAGCAGACATTGATGCTGCACTTGACCGAAAAGGGATTCTTTCTAAATTATTCAAATCTGGTCCAACCTCCACGCCCACAGTTTCGTGCAATCGCAATGTAACTTCGTGAATACGCTTATCTTTTGATTGCGATGTGCCGCCCTCTCCTCCAGCCATTTCTATTCTCATTGTCTGGAGTAAAGAAGTGTAAGGTAAACCAATATGTACTTTTGTGGATGATCGATCCAGCGTGACTGCTCCAGAGGACACAGTTTTATTTGGATGTGTTGCTCCATCAGCAAGAATTGTAACCGATTGTCCTTCTAAATGATCCAGTCCTGTAATGGATGTTGTTGCTGATCCAGAATAGGTCAATCCGCTATCAACAAAAAAACCATCTTTTTGATCCGTGCCATAATCAAATAAATTAATATATTCAATATATCGTCTTGTTGCTCCATTGATTGTTCTTTTTACAATCATCCATAATTCATCTTCATTGGAGTCTGTTGGAATAGTAGCAACACTTTCAATAACGGCTTGACCAGAACCAAATGCACCGCCTAAAATATGACGATGCCATCCAATAACATTCTCCGACCTGGCATAAGTAAATCCAAGCATCGTTCCATCACCACGCACAACCCACAAGACACTATCTGGCTCTTGTTGGTATGCCATTTCAACAATACCGCCTTCCGTAATATGTTCCGCTAACAGCGTCATATCGGTGGCTTGGTATTGATCGATGTTTAAGTTATAGGTCAGCTCCCTTATTTTTCTTTTTGCTCGTTGCACAAACATTGTAACATTTTCAATTTGCACCGCATCAATATTGGCAGAGCCATAACTGGATTGTTTTTGTATTTGAACATTGGTTGGAGTTATTGGTTGCGTTGTGCCAGAGGCACTTACAACAAATTCTCCTCCTACTGTTCCAACAATCAAGGATCGTTGGGCGGACATATACCGAATAGCATTTACTTTGTTACTTGCGATTGTATAAACCATCGCATCGGTATCATTCGTTCCAGTTGTAAAATTCTCTAAAGTTCCAGCAATACTGAACCATAATGTCTGCGGATTATTATTACTTCCAGCAAACACCAGTCGTTGTTCAAAAAATGTTACCGAGCTTGGATAATTATCACTTGAATTATTAACATTCGGACTGGGTGTGCCAGTCAAGGATGGTGTTGATAATGTCCAGTTTGTATGTCCAGATCGTGTCAGTTTTCTTATCGCATAACTTGGATGGACCAAATACATAACATCCGCCGATTGTGCAAATTTAACTGTTGGTATGTCCGCAGTCGCATACGGACTGGTTATTTGATAAATCTTGTTAGCCGTTCCAGCAGAAGAATAAGCGGTATAACCAGATGTGTTGACATTATTGCCGTCAACATCCTGGAGTTGAAATGTGTTGGTTGCAACCCCAGCAACCTTAAATGTTTTGCCGTTCAGTTCGGTCATTCCAACGACAGAAGTTATGATGACATAATCGCCGTTGGAATAGCCGTGGGAGGTTGCCGTTACAACACCAGGGTTAGCCTGTGTAACCCCAGAAATAGTTTTATCTCCTTCTGTTATAATTCCTTTGTCTTTAAAAAATCGAATATAGGTATTACCAAATTCTAAAATATATGTTTGTGTTGTTGAAAATTCAAATGGTATTAATCTTGTTTGAGCCGAACTAGTTTTAACTTCGTGAACAAAAGTCGTGCCAGGTCGCCTGGATGCAGCTCCGTGAGGATGGACAACCATATTCTCCAAGGTTTTTACACCATTAAAATATTTTCCTAAATCAGTTCGACCATCCAGTCTTGGCGACAGCTCTCCAGCCGTAAAATTAGTAAAGGCAACAGTTGCTTTTGCCATTAGTACCTCGCATTAATGAATGAGCTTGAATCCAGATTATCAGCCGTGCCTTCTGTCGCATCAACAAATCGTGCCTCTCGTAATTTATCCATATAGAGTTCAACTAATTGTGAAGCCAATGATGTTGAGGATGTGATGGCATAACATAATTCCGCCGCTAATTTAGCCGCAAGAGTTTCAATTAATAATGTATCGTATTCATTAGGATCAGTTATTTTAGCAATATAAATTAAATATATTGTTGACTCATCCGTTACCAGTTTTCTTCCTTCAATTTTAAATTTTTGTCCAGCGTCCAAATCAGATGATGATCCATTGTGATGTCCGCCTACTTTTAAAACACGCAAACAATCAGATGGCAATGTATATTGTTTTGAATATTCGTGTGTTGGCGTAGCGGTATCTTGTGCTAATTCCACTCGTTTAATTAAACAGTTCCAGGTGTGTGAACGAAAAACTTGATCACGCACAGACTCATAGCGTTGGTTTAGCAGTCGAGCATTTTTGCTGTCCTCTGTTAATGCTATAATATTATTTCCACCCAACATATTTAATGCCGAGTTACATATCTCTACTACCGATGCCATAAAAAAAAATCCTTGTTATAAAATTATAAAAAGAGGCGGACAAGCCGCCTCTTAATTGACATTATTCGGTTGAGTAAAATACCCAACTATAGATCGTTCCTGAAATGGTAGCACCACCAGTTGTGATCAAAACATCTGTTTCCGATGTGTATCTATGACCTAATCCAGTCACGGCTGGTACTGGAGCGCCTGTTGAAGAACCACCCAACATAGATTGAGATTGTCCAGCAACATTCCAAGTACCTACAACATCGATGAATCTGTTTGTATCTCCGCTGTCTCCAGCAATGAGAGTTGACGATCCACCTAACGCATCCGCCTTAATCACAACATCGTGAATAGTCGCATACGCTGGAATTTTCGCTATTGATATATCAGAGCCAGACGCAAGGGATGATGCTTCATAAGTGTCGTGCCACACCCTCAACTTGCCTCCTACATTCTCACTACTTGCCTTCACAACAGGAGAAGCTGATATGTTAGTAAAGTTTGCACCTTTTACACTTGCCATATTTTATCTCCTATTATTCGTTGCAAGGTATTTGATATACCTTTGTTTCTTCCATACGAGTCGCCCCAATGCTCATACAGTAGTAAACTTGAGTCGAATAAGACTTATCAGCTCTTTCAGAAATTTTTGCTGTTACATCTTTTCCAAGTGCAAGTTTAACTGCATCCTCGGTATAGGCAAAACACAAACGATCGTCTGTGTTAGTCGCATCCATAGATAATCTGTTACACATAACAAATTTGAAACCCAGGAATGTGTCAATATCGCCTTGTACCAAAGCTCGTACAGTATTGTAATCCGCAGAGGTAATTGTTGAGTCGCCCAACAAGTCAGAAACTTGCGTTGCTCCTGTAACAATATATCTCTTAATACTAGGATCAACATCGTTGCTATCAAAAAACTTTTTAGCAGTTCTCAATTTTGTCAAAGTCAAACCATCAGATTGATTTGAAGTGGCAAATTTTGATGTACTCGGTAATGCGGTGGAAGTTCCACCAGCAACGCCTGTACTAGCACTTGCATTAAAAGCTGTAATGATAACATCATCGATACTGCGTCCCATAGCTGCTGCGGCAGCTTTCGCATAAGATGAAGTTGGATCAATAAGCATCCTAACCTTATCAGAGTCATCGATAAGATCAGCCCACTCATAATCGTCCAAACTTACTCGTCTGCGATCGTGGGGCGTATCTAGTTGAGGTGTGTCACTATGCCTGGAAAGTCTTTTTTGTGCCGCCACCGAACCAACTTGTTCGAAGAAAGCATTTTTTCCAGTAATAGATTCCACATCAACAGTACCCCTTAATTTACTGCCCATTTGTTGAGCCAATAAAGACACATTGCGTCCATACTGTTCTACAAAAGCAGTAGTTATTTGAGTTGACATAATATTCTCCTATTTTGTCAAAGGGTTGATGTCGATGATTTGTCCGCAAGATGCGGAATCGTTCTTCATTTAACGGCTGATAGCCGATCTGCTTTTCAGATTGTCAACAGAGTCCTTGCGGATTATTCTGATTTTATTCCCTCCTTCATATTCTGAAGTTGGAAAACCTCTTGAACGGCTGCGGCGTGGTTTGGATGATTCTTTTTCCAATACGGATGGTTTGTATCGCCCATAATTTTAGCAATCTCGTTTTCCGCTTGTTGTGGAGTCATCGCACCGCTCTCGTCCTGTCCTACGCCCAGATTATCTTCTGAAAATTTATCGGACAAATTTGCCAATGATTTGATAAAACCAGGATGAACACCTAATCGTGTGCCGTCCTGTAAAATCATATTTTCCATATCATTAGCAAAAAAACTCTTAAACATATTATTAGCTTTATTTACTTGTTCGTCATATTTCAATCCAAATTCCTTTCTTAAAACTTGTTCTGATTGTGACTTTGCTAATTCTGATTGTTTTGTATAATCATCACGAGTTTGCTGCTCTAAATTCGTATAATGGTCCAGGATGCCTTGTGCCTGGTGCGGCAGTAATCCCAGCTTATGTGCCTGACCAATAAAATCCTTTAAAGGTTGTTCACTAACGCCTTCGGCGAGTGAATACTTTAAATCATATTTATCAGCACTATCTGGAACACCCAGCTTGGAATAGACTTGTTGCCAGTCCTCCTCGGTTGCGTGTTTTCCTGGTATGGCGATTTTATCCGCTCCTACCAGTTTTTGTGAATGTACTAGACTTTTTGCCATATCGCCAACATTATTAAAATTTTGTAATGATGGCTCTCCTCGTAAATCTTCTGGCAAAGAATCTAAAAAATTTTGTGGTTGCTCGGTTGTTTGTTCAGATTGCGGTTGTTCTTCCACAGTTGTCTGTTCATCAGCCATTTTATTTCTTCTCCTTTGGTTGTGGTTTTAACATTGATTTAATAAATAATGTTACTGCTCTCATTCCCTCTAAATTTGCCGACACATAAGGGTCCTTATCAAATGTAGAGTTGTGTATTCCTGTCCTGTTTTCCAAGTCCTTCAGGACAAATTCTCCCTCGGCGGAGGAAAAAACTTTTAAATATATTTCTCTTGTTTTTAGTAATTTCTTTTCCTGTTCATCTGGCACTATTGATTAACCTCCTTTAATAACGGAGCAACCTTTCCTCCAGCTTCCGCCATTTGAGATGCTTCATTCAATTCGGCTTGACGAGATTGCGCTTCCGCTTGTTCTTGTCTGATGCTCGAAACTTCTTGATCGGATCGTAAAATTTTTCGTGGCACGCCTAATACATCCGTTATGTGTTTCACGAGCTTGTCACTATCCAAATAATCCATAACTGGCATTGTTTGTGATAATGGTCCGAGTATTTCCAATGTACGCAATATTGCCTGAACATCGCCAGTTCGTTGTGAACGAGCCAATGGCGATACATACTCAATGTCAACTGTTTGTCCTTGTAATGCCACAGGAGGCTCTGGCAGAATATTTTTTCGTAATAAAATATTAAAAGCTCTCGTGATCAACGGCTGCAACATTTCTGATTGCAGTCTTGCTAAAACAGGAGCAAGTAATCTCATACTTTCCTGGTTTCTCTCCATCACTTCCGTTGCCGTCATACGAACATCTTGCGATAATAATAATTGATCAACAAAATACGCCTGGCGTATCGCTTGTCTGCGTTGTTCTTCCAGATTAATTCCAACAGGCGTGTTCGCACCAATGTTCAATGGCTCAATTCTATCTCTCGTTCCTGATCTATAATAATTCAATCCTCCTGGCTGTGTTCGCACAGGCAAGATGAAACTGTCATCTGGCACTAACAATGGCGGATCAACCATTTTTTGTGCGGCTTTGATTGTTGTTTCCGCCATCTTGTTTACCATCTTAATGTCTGGCAACGCCGTCATACTTGGCGACCTTCCATAAGTTTCAGAAGATGATTTCAACCACCTGGGAATAACAAACGGAAATTCGTTAAAACCAGAAATGGTTATGATTTTTAAATCCTCATTATCATAATAAATGGAAACAAAAGGCATAGATTTATTGTCCATCTTGTACGGATTGAGATTGTCATTCGGTTTTACGCATTGATTTATCTTAACCTCATCATACGGATTTTTTTCCGCAATCTTTAAGATGCGTTTGGAAAGCTGTTTTCCAAATCGCTGATACGCAGCTCTCGCCGTCATTTTAAATTCTCGGTGGATCGTGTCAACAAATCCCTTGTCGTTCTCTGATATGTAAATTTCTTTTATGTGCCTGGTGGAAAATCGTAAAAACTTCTGATCATCCTCCTCGACCATCATACAAGCCGTGCCGAAAGTGCATAGGTCC